GCTTTATCGACCTCGAACCGCGGTTCGAGAAAGTACGTTTCGACGGTGCGGTTGTCGTACGAGTGCTTGATCGGCGACGAGCCGGCGTTCGCATCGCGGAACGAGCCGGTCGGATTGCCCAGCGCGGTGCGGATCAGCGTCTTGTAGAGTCGACCGCTGATGGTTCGGGTGGCACCAACGTTCGGGATTTGCCGGGCGTTGAACAGATCGAAGCCGGTGAGTTCCGGCGTCGACTTCACCGTTTCGTCGATCAGGCCGACGAGCGCGTCGCTGCCGTTTTGCTTGGCGATGTCGAGCAGAGTGGGAAGAGCGGGCATAGATCAGTCCTCAGAAGATTGGAAAGTAAGTGGTTTGAGCGGGAGTCGCACTCGGGGCAGAGGGCGACGGCGGCCGCTAGTTTTTCTTTTGCGGATTGAGCGCCGCGAGATTGAGCGACGAGGCGTAAGTGCCGAGCGGTTCGCTCAGCTTGCCTTGGAATCGATTGCCGCCGGCGGCCTTCGGATCCTTCTTGTCCTTGGGGTCCGGATCGCCGCTCACCGGGGCCGCCTCGCCGCGCAGCGCGTCGACCGACGCCTTCTGCGTCTTGATCGTTTCGTTGGCGGTATTCAGCTGCGAAGTGAGCGACGCGATGTGGCGCGACTGTGCTTCTTCGAAGCTGAGGCCTTCGGCGAAGTAGACGCCCCCTTGTTGGCCGAACGCTTCGAGGTAGCGTTGGCCCGCGGCGGCCGGCTTCGACGGCTCGGCGGCGGGTGCGGGTTGGGCGGCGGCGGCCGGAGCGGCGGCCGGAGCAGGAGCAGGGGCGGCGGCAGCCGGAGCGGCGGCCGGGGCATTCGATTCGGGCGGCATGATAGTCTCCTCGGCCTTGCGGCCGTTGTTGGAGGTTGCGTTACGCCGCTGCCACGCAGCGGCCAGATTGGAAAGCGCCTGGTCGTACGACTCGATGCCGTCGATCAGGCCGTGCTTGAGAGCGTTGGCGGCGATGTAGGTGCCGCCCGTGGCAAGTTCTTTGACTTTGGCGATCGGCAGCTTGCGGCCCTTCGCGACGGCGGCCGTGAAGTGCTGCTGTGTCTCGTCGACGATCGACTGCAGGTATTGATCCTGCTCGGCCGTGATCTCGGCTCCGGGAAAGCCGGTGCCTTTGAGCGGGCCGGTGGCGTACACCTTTGCCTTGATGCCTTTTTGGCCGGCGGCGGCGCTGTAGTCATAGGTGCCGATGAAAGTGCCGATCGAGCCGACCATCGCGGTCTCGGCGTTGACGACGAACCTTTCCGCAGAAACGGCGACCCACAACGCGGCCGAGGCGACCAGGTCTTCGCCGAAGGCGTGCACCGGCTTCTGCTCGTTCGCTTTGCGGACCGCGGCGGCCAGGTCTTCGGTCCCCGAAACGGAGCCGCCCGGCGAGTCGATCACCAGCAGGATGCCGGCGATCGAGGGATCGTTGGCCAGCGTCGCGATCTGGCGGCGGAGGCGGACCGTCGATGTCGAGGCGTCGAAGCTCGACGCGTGCTTCATCAGCGTGCCGGAGATCTGCACCACGGCGAACGTGACGGGCTCCGCGGCGGCCTGCTTGTCGCCGCCTTGGGCGGGCGATGCGGCCGCAGCGGCGGAGTACTCGATGAGCAGCGGGGCCGGAACGGATTTGACGTCCCGTTCGTCGCGCTTCGTGTTGGCCAGGATATGCGCGAGCAAATCCGAATTCCCGATGCGGTCGAACAACGTGAGCCCGCGTGTCGGCTCGATCGACCAGAGGCCGCAGTAGTCGGAGAGCCGCGAGAATTCAACGTCGGTGACGTCGATCGTGGGAGTGGCGCTAGGCGGCATTGTTCACCTCGTTGACCGTGACGGAGCCGGGGTTCACCAGGCTGTGCGGGAGGCCGAGTTTGGCCCGGTATTCCTGGTACTTGGCTTCTTCGTCGGCGAGTTGATAGGCATCGCCGCCCGCCCGCTTGCACACGCGGACCGTCGAATCGAAGCCGGCGTTGCGCGATTGCGTGTCGGCGTTCACTTCCTTGAGCGGGTCGATCCAGGGGATGCCGGTGCTCACCCATTCCCACCGCAAGTCGTCGATCGTGACGCCGCGGGGCAGCACGAGATCGCCGTCGACGATCGCCATCGCAAATCGCCAGCGGCAGAGAGCGTCGAGCAGCTCGCGGTTGTCGAAGCGCTTCGACTCCGCACTCTCCTCGTACATCAGCAGCGCCTGACGGCCGCCGCTGTAGTTGGTGTGCGATTCGTCGTAGAAGTTGAACGGGATGTCGAGCGCCTTGAGGGCGATCGCAATCACCGTTTTCATGAACGCTTGGAACTCGGTCGAAGGCGAACGGCTTTCGAGGAACTCCGCTCGGTCGTTTTCTTCGAGTTCCAGCTTGGCGGGACCTTCGCCGAGGTTGACGTCGTAGAGGCCGTCGGCCGACGTCGCGTCGTCGGTCTCTTCTTCTTCCTCTTCCTCTTCTTCTTCCGGATCAGTTGAGCGACCGACGTGCGGCGAGGTGACGCCGACCGGATCCGGCCGATTGCTGAAAATCGAGAGGGCGAAAAACTGCGAGACCTTCATCTTGGCAAGCGCCAAATCGGTCGCTTCCCAGATGTCTTGGTACGGATTCATCGCCGCGGCGAGCGGCGAGATGCCGCGGACCTGGTCGTGACGATCAAAGTAGCCGTACAGCAGCGCGTTCTGAGCGTTGACAATTCGCTCGAACTCAAAGCCGCCCCAGCGTCGACGTCGGCCGATGCAGTAGGCGAGATCCGCCCCTGCGCCGTCGGTTTTCACGCCATGGCACCATTCGTCGGTCGTAGCCGGGCCGAGGTTGCGAATGCGATCGGCTTCGATCGCCTGCACGCGACGACTCGCCAGCTTCATGACAAGCATGTCACCGTCGACGGTCCGCGCAGCCTCGCTGATGCGAAGCCAACGGTGGAGGGGATGTCGACGGCGAACGTCCCATTGATCTTTGCCGCTCATCTTCTTAACGAACGCTTCGAGCGGGTCGTCGATCTTGTCGTCGCCGGTCGTTCCCTGAAAATTGAACTTGGCGACGTAGTCGAGGTGTTTGCGAATCGCCCAGCCTGCGATCGCGATATTGCGGCGCACGTCGCGGCCGAGCGTGATGACCTTGGAACGCTTCTCCGGAGTGAGTTCTTTGTCCTCACTCCGCTCGGCGATCGGCACGGTGCGGCGCTTCTTCGACTCACCCGCGGCGGCGTACTCGCTGCGTCGCGGATCGCCGCCGACGTCGTTCGCCGGCATGCCGCGGCCGGGAAACCACTTCAGCATGCGATCCCACATCGACATTTGCGGAGCGGCCGCGCTCATGAGCACCTCAGATCGATGGTGCTGATGCGGGGCTTCATTCCTTGCTCAGCGGCGAGGCGAGCCTTCCAGTAGTCGTACTTCGCTTCCAGGTCGGCATAGGCGACCTTCGTGCCGTCGAACTCGACGGATTTCAGGCCGACGTTCGCCAGAAGCACCGCTTCCAGCTTCGTGACCATCTGTTGAGCGAAGGATGTGGGCATAAAAGGACCGGTGCGACGTCGCGAAAACGTCGCACCGGTTTGCCCCGAGCACGACGATCACGTCGCACCCTAAAGCTGCGCGCCTCATTCCGAGGGCTTACGGGGCCGGAACCCGTCGCAGAAATAATCAGCCGCTGATTATTTTTTGGCCGATTCCGCGGGGGCGGGGCGATTTTCATAAGTTCGCTCAATTCGCACCTGGCCGCAGTGCGGCGTGGTGCACCGGACGCGTCGCCGCACGATGTGCGTGTACGGACGGCCGTCGGCGGTACCGGCGAACGCCTGGTCGGCCAGGCTCCCCAGCACGGTCTTCTCCGTGGAGTCGCACCGCGGACAACGCGCCGGGTGAACGACGGTGGTTTCTTGAACGTTGGCGGCTCCGGCCGGACGGCCGGGTGATTTCTTCGACATGATGGATCTCCAGTTAGGTGAGTTTGCTGACGTGAGCCCGACGGCGTTTCTTCGTACGTTTGGTCGACTTGAACTTCACTCCGTTGACCGTGCAGCCGCGCATCGACGCCGCGGCCAGGCAGTTCGCGAGGTTGTCCCAGTGATGGTTGTCGTAGCCCGGCTTGTCTTTGAAGACGGTGACCTTCCGCGAGCTGCGTTCATCCTTCTGCGGATGCCCGACTTCGGCCGTGCAGTGATCGCCCATCATCGGATGATCGGTCCCTTCGAGGCCGTCAAAGAAGATTGCACCCGAGTTGCCCCGCGGAGCCTGCAGCGCCTCCGCCGCCTTCGTCTTCCAGTAGTTGGCGTCGACCTTCGCGTGCGTGACGAATCGTTTTTCGTCTCGCTTCAGGATCCAATGGTGGCCCGGCGTCTCGCCCTCGCGCGGCTTGTAAAGATCCATCGGCAGATCGGACGGGCCGATGCCGACGCCGGCCGCGGGAATCGCCCAGCCTTCGAACTCCGGCAACCGGCACACCTTCGCGACGGTGTCGGTCATGTGACCGTCCGACCAGTCGATCAGCACTAGCTCAAGCACCTGGCGTCCGCCGCCTTCGCGTAGCCACGCTCGCTTGCGAAGATCGCGCAGCAGCCGAATGAGCCCGGCCTCGACCGCGGCCGCCGGTTGCGCGTTCGGAAACTCGTCTTCGAGCGTGGGGTCGGCGTTGCGATAACGGAAGGGCTTGATGCGCTGCTCCGGGAACGTCCCGTACATGAACGTGCCGCCGATCTCGTTGTCGCAGCCGAGCGCACCCCAGTAGAGCAAACGCCACTGGACGTCGATGTGCGCCACCAGGTGCGTGGCCGAGAGCGGGATGATTCCCTCGGGGTGACCGCTCACGCGTTTGCGCAACAGTTCTCGATCGAGGTCGATCAGCTCGACGCCTTCGCTGACCTTCGGTTGGTTCTGTAGTTCCGCCCAGAAGTAGGCGGCATCGTCGAAGTACGCGTTCATCGCGTGCTGCAGCGCTGAAAGTGTGTCGGGGTACTGACGTTGTTCCCACGCCACGACCGCGCCCACATCCATCTTCTTGCGATGCTTGCGATAGAACTCCGTCGCGTCTTCACCGCGTCCGCGAGCTTGGAGGCTCTTGCGTCGGCGTCGGCCGTACTCTTTCCACAACTCCATGTTGGTTGGGAAGTGATACAGCAGCTGGTACCGTTTGCCGTCCCAGTCGGGACTGATTTCGGAGTTGAGCAGGCGATCGGCCAAGTCACCGGGATAGATGACCGTGATGGCGCAGTAAATTGAGATCGGTCGGTGGGGCGGACCCAGACCGCGGACGTCGTTCTTGAGAATTTCCATTCGATCGTCGGTCTGCGTGTCGCTCTTCGCCGATCGTTTCGTTTGCGGATCGTCGACGAATGCGAAGTCGGGACGACGGCCGTTGATGTTGAGGCCGCGGATCGCACCGTCGAGGCCTGTTGAGTAGAGAATGCAACCCGAAGCCTTGCTGCCTGGTATCGTAGGCAAGACGATCTGCTCGCGGCCCCACTCGATGAACGTCGGCTCGTCGTTAAACGTCTGTCCGGCGCAGCGGTTGGCGACGTTGCCGATCTTCCGAATGGGAATGATGACTTCCGGGTAGTCCTCAAGCAGCAGTTGGTTCGTGAGCAGCACGCGCTTGATCTTGTCGAGTAGCTTGACGCCCAGCTTCTTCGTCGCCCCGATCAGCACGCCGAAGCCGATCGCCCCGGTGAGCGCGCCCTTCAAGACGGCCGCACGGCCGAGCGTCGACTTGCCGCCGCCGCGCGGCATCGCTCGCGCGAGGAACAGACCGGGGTCGGCAAGCGTTTTGTCGAGGTCGGCGGCCGCCTCCTTCAGGTCCTCGGACCATTCGAGATAGAAATCTTCCGGGCCGTTGAGGTAAGTTTTTGCCCACGCCTCCAGCGACTTCTCTGCCTCGGCGCGACGCTGCGGGTTGAGCGGCGGCGGAATCTCGCCGACGTCGCGGCCCTTGCGGCTCTTCTCCGCGTTCCGCTCGCGCTCGGCCTCCTTTTTCCGCGCGTAGGCGTCGACGAACGAGACGGTCGTTTCTGGAGAAATGACGGCCGGGGGCGGCGCGAAGTGCCGTTCGACGGCGAGCCAGCCGGCGTACCGTAGCAGGTCGATGGTCTTGCCGTCGCCGAGGCGGTTCCCCGCACGCGTGCGGTGGATCCGCAGCCGCCGGTCATCAATGACCGGGCCCAGCGGCGTTGAGTTGAGCAGGCGGCAGAGCTCGCCTGGTTTGAGTTTGCGGGGATCTTTGGCCACAGGCTGCACAAGGGGAATCAGCGCCGCCGCCGTCGCCTCGATCAGGTTACGAGCCAAAATTTCGGCCCTCCCCGATTCGGCGCGCACGCGAATTGTGAACTACGTTTGGCGTAGCCGTGCATGCTGCTAACCCCAGCGTGTCAGGTCAGGGGCCCGGCGCGCTCCAACGCGCCGGGCCCCGTCTGGATTACGCGACCGTGGCGGCGAGCCAGGCCGTGTAGTGAATCAAGTGAAAGGTGCCGTCCCGATTGGCCGGAGCGCCCTCGTCGACGTCGTGCTCGAGCTGCGCGACGGTGACCTTCTGTCCGCTCGACTTCGAGAGCACCTCGGCAAGTTGTTTCGCGGTTAGCGCCGTCGGGTCGTTCGGGCCCGGAGCCGCGGCCGCGGCTTTCTTGGCCATCGCTACGGCCTGACCTTTCCGGACGGCATCAACGACGGCGGAGTGCGCAACACCTGCTCGCCCAGTTCAGCGATCGCGGTCCGGACTTTGTCAGCTTGGTCTTTTGCGGAGCCAGTGAAGGCGTCGATTTTTACCGCGCCTTCGGCAACCGAAACGACGCCGTCGATAGTCAGGGTGTAGCGCAGATGCGCGTGGACCTTCATAGGGTTCTCCGGTGACGAAGGCAAAGTGTCGGTCCAGCAATCGAGAAATCAGCCGCTCGTCGGCGTACGATTTGACGGCCGTCTCAACGACGACCAATCGCGCCGGGATGCCGAGCGAACGCATGATGTCGTCCTCGACCTTTTGCTTGTACTCAGCGAAGGTTGGAGCGATGATGCGCGCACCTGGAAAATCGCCATGCAAGACGAGTGCCCGTCGCTCTTCAATGCGAGGTCGTCGCCAATCAAGGTCTTCAAATTTCACGATATCAATTCGCAAGCTGACCTCCGTTTCGGTTTCGCTTCGACGCCTTTTGCTAACTCGGCTTTCTTGCCGGTGAACGCTTCCCAGCGCTCGACGATCACGTCGCAGTAAAGCGGGTCTAGTTCCATCAAGTACGCGCGGCGATCGGTCTGCTCGGCGGCGATGAGTGTCCAGCCGCTGCCGCCGAAGAGATCGAGCACGCTTTCGCCGGGGCGCGAGCCGTGCTGCAGAGCGGTGACGGCCGACTCGATCGGCTTCTGAGTGAGGTGCACCATTTCGACGCCGGGAACGCGTTTCATTTCCCAAACGTCGACGGCGTTCTTCGGACCGAAGTACTCGTGTGCCGCTCCCTCGCGCCAGCCGTAGAAGCAGATCTCGTGCTTCGTGTTGTAATCCTGGCGTCCCATCGATGCCTGATTCTTCACCCAAATGATCTGTTGGGAGAAGTAGAGGCCTGCGCGACGCAGCGGCAGAGGATAGTTGACGTAGTTGGCGTACCCGCCCCAGATGTAGAAGAGCCGGCCGGGCTTCAAGTGCACCGCGAGGTTGAGGAACCAGGCGTTGAGCCGTCGCGCGTACTCGGCCGGAGGCAACGCATCGTTCAAAAGGGGCCGATCTTTCGCGCGCTGTTGCCGCGGCTTCGATTCGCTGCGCGGTTGCACGGCCACGTTGTACGGCGGATCGGTGTTCACCAGGTCCGCCTGGCATCCGTCCATCAAGCGCGCGACGTCGCCGCTTGACGACGAACTGCTGCAGAGCAGGCGATGCTTCCCGAGCAGCCACAAGTCGCCGAGTTGCGTCACGGCCTTTGCGGGCAGCGGCGGCGCGGCGTCCGGATCCACGAGCCCGTCGACGACGCCGGGGTCAAAGAGCTTCGACAGATCGTCGACCGAAAAACCGAGCGTCGAAATGTCGAACGACGCGTTCTCGAGATCGAAGAGTTCGAGCCGCAGCAGTTCGTCGTTCCACTCGGCGAGCTCGCCCGTCTTGTTGTCGGCCAGGCGATACGCCTTCACCTTTTCTGCAGAAAGGTCGAGGGCCACGTGCACCGGCACTTCGGTCAAACCGAGGCGCAGCGCCGCGCGATAGCGCGTGTCGCCGACGATGATCACGCCGCCGCGGTCGACGACGATCGGTTGGCGGAAGCCGAACTGCCGAAGCGACTCCGCGACGGCGTCGATCGCGCCTTCATTGAAGCGCGGATTGCGCGCGTACGGCTTGATGCTGCTGAGGCTGCGATTTTCGGTCTTCATTTTTTTTCAAAAGCCAACCAACTGTGTCTCGATTTTCGACCCGTTCGCCACGGGTCCCCCGCGTGAGCCTGCCAGGGAGGACCCACCCGCCGGGTAGGGGGGGTGGGGGGGTTGGGGGGGTGTATCATCTTGCTTCACCCCCGGGCCAGGGGTGATGAAAAATGCGGCAGGCCGGTGGGGGACGCGATCAAACGACGCGGTGCGGTCACGCTTCGCCGCTGGTGCGGCGGGCTCGGCGTGCAGTTCATCCCCTTCGATGAGAGCGCCGTGCTGATAGAGCAACCGTTCGACGGCTGCGAGGCGCGTCATGATGACCGCGTTGTCGGTCCACAGCTTCATGCCCACGATGAAGAGCGGTATCCATACCACGGCGAGGAGTTGAATCCAATCGGCGGGCTGCAGCTTCAGCTTCTGACCATTACCGGCGACCATAAGCGGCTCACAAAAAGAGAGCCGAGCGTGCGGCCACGATCGCCCGCACGCCCGGCTGGCGGTCAGGATGCGGAACTACGCGGCCGGCTTGTAGAGCGCGGCTCGCTTGGTGACGTCGCTGAGGAACGCGGCGCTGCGTTGCGGATCTTTGAGCTTCGCATCGAGCAGCCGCTCGAACACCGTGTTGAACTCGGCCTCGGCCAGAGCCGGGTCGAGCAACCGACGCGACAAGTCCTTCGCGCGGGTCACCAGGCCGGAGTAATCGCCGACGGCATAGTCGGTGAGCAGGGCCGGGATCTCCTGCAGGCCGTGGCTTCGCAGGACGTTGGCGGCTTCGATCGCCGAACGCCGACGATTCTCGACCTCCGTATCCTTACGGAACAGAGCGACGCCGAGGCAGAGGGCGGCGACGCCGACGGCCACGACCAACACGACGCTGTTCGTCGACAGCGTCAGACCAAACAAAGAGGCAACGGACAACATGAACACTCTCCAGCAAAATGAATGAGGGTAGAAACCGAGTGGGGCAGTGCGGATGCGGACGCGGACTAACCGTGCTGACGACGCCAGGCGAGGCCGACGCCTGCGACCAATAGCAGCACACCGACAACGCCTGCTACGGCGTAGCCGTCGTCAGACGACTCAGCGTCCGGCTTAACCGAATCGGGAATCGGATTGAGCGGCTGCTCGATCACAGGCGTCGCCAGCGGCGGTTGCGGCGGCGTCGGACAATTCGGTCCGGGGCAACGGTTCGGGAATCGTTCTTGGAACGCTTCGCGAATGTCGTCGAACAGACGAAAGCTATCCTGCGGCACGTTGGGCCCGGAGGCCTTGTAGATCATCCGGCCTTCGGCGTCTTGCACCCACACTGCCGGGAGTGCGGTAACGTGGTTCTGATAACGCGAATAGACGCGCGACGCCGGCGTGTAATGGTGAAACTGCGTCTCGCTCGCGAGCTTCGTCAGCTTCGGATTGCGGCCCTTGAACGCGGCGAGCAATTCGATGTCGCTTTGCCGACGCTGCCAGTCGCTGTGCGTGAACACCGAGGTGTGGAATTCCCCGCCGTCTTCCGGCAGCACGCGAACGTAATCTTCGACCGTTTGGTCGACCGACGACCGATCCCGGATCTGGCTCAACCAAGTCGTCACGCCCGGAAACACGCGAACTTGGTCTTCGGCATTCAGCGTGGGCGCGTGCGACCCGATCAACTGCCGGCCGAGACAAACCGCGGCGACGATGAGCGCCGCCGAAAGCAACAAACGATTCCGATTCATAGATCTGCCCCCTAGTGAAAAGAAAAGAACGCTTACAGGTGGAACGGAGTCGGCCGCGGGGCGGCCGGCGTGTGCACGGCTGTGATGGCGCGGCCGCCGTAGTAGTTGCGCCAAAGATGAAGGAACTTCTCACGTGGGATCCACGTGGTGTCCTTCGTGTTGTTGTTGTCGCGGACGGCAGCCCAGCGCTCGTCGAAGTGCACGAGCGTGATCGCGTGATTCGGATAGAACTCGATCGCCGCACCCCGACGCGTTCGGCTGCACCATTCAAGAAACTCGGCGCTGCCGCTCGAAGTGTAGGCGTAATCGAATCCGTAATGGTTCAGACGCGAGACGATGTCCCGCATGCTTGATGCGCCGCCGAACCGCCTACGCCAATCGGCGGCGGCTGCGTCGTAGCCTTGCCAGATCAGCACATCGCACATCGCCGCGTTGTAGCAGCTGCCGGAGCCGTTTCGGATCCAGTTCTTGTTGCGGGCATCGACCGGCAGGTTGAGTGCAGGCTTTTCGCGGACGGCAGGGTACAGCGGCCGCGGCTTTTCTTCTTCGTCGCACCCCGTAAGCGCGAGCAGCGCCAGGACGGCGAGCCACAGCACGGCGATGCCGCAGCGTGTGGAAGTGAACGCGGTCGGTTCGATCGCGGCACGCGTGGGCGGATGAGGCTTGTGAATCGAGATGCTCTGGCGCATGACGTCCTCGGTTACTTGAGCGGGATGGGAGGCAGATACGTGCCTTGCTCGACGAGCGTCCGCACGAGTTCGCCCGGGTTGACCTTCGATGCGTTGGCCAACGGGTAGCGGCCGACTCGTTCTAGCGCTCCGGTCCACAGCTGCGAGCAAAACACGTAGTGGAAGCTTTCGGGGTTGCTGAGCCAGCGTTTGACGATGTTCCCGCCCGACAGTGCAGCTTCGACCATCGAGTACTCGAGGCCGACCTTGCCGAGCAGGTAACGCGTTAGCAGCGACGACTCTTCGAGCGACAGTTTCCAGTCGGGATGCAGCTTCAACAGCCACACCTCGCCGTCGTACTCTTCAATGCGTCGGTGCGGTTCGTGCGCCTGCACGCCACGAAACGGTCGCTGCTGAATCACGCACGGATGCGTGTCGAGAGTCGTGCTCTCGATCAAAAGATTCCGCGAGGTCCACTCGTCGGCCAGGCCGGAATAACGAGCCGACGCCCGCATGTCTCGGTTCGACACGTAGGCGATGCCGCCCACGTGTGAGAACCGCGAGCAAGTGAACAGCTTGATGGCGTTGGAAGCGACGCCGCGGCCTGCAAACGCCACAACGTCGCCGGCTTTCAAGCTGACGTTTCTTAGCTCCATGAACATGCCGGGGCCCTCTCGACGTGCTTCTGGAATAGCGGTCGTTGGTTGTGACCGCGTCGCAACGCGAAGTCGTACAAGTCGCTGCCCGGCGCCTCGCCGGCCCGCGGCCGGATGTTCACGCAGGTCATTCCCTGCTTTTTCAAGAAGTGCTGACTATCGACGCTGCGTTCGTCGACGGAGCAGGTCAGCAGGTCGCCCGGGCAGAGCCGCCGTTTGAGATGTTCGAACACATAGGTGCCGATGCCGCGGCGGCGGAACTCGGGGTCGATCACCAAGCGGTGGAGCCGAAGTTCGGTTTGAGAGAGCTTGTAGAGAAAGTAGCCGACGACGGCATCGGTCGTTTGATCGTCGACGCAGTACGCAGAGAAGTGATGCAGACGCGCCGCCTGGATGCGCCCCGGCGACCAGGGGTGCGGACCGCCGACTCGCTCAATTCGCGCGGCCTGGTAGACGTCGGCCAGCGGCATCGGCCGGATCCGCAGCGGAGGAGCGAGAGGAGAGAGCGGCACGTCGGGCCTTTTCACGCTGATGGATTCGATAACAAGTCTGGCGGCCGACGCCGAAGCGCCTCCGTAGGTCAAACGCCGTCGTTCGTCGCGGCGGCGCTTCGTCGAGGGCGGCGATGATCGCTTCCCTCACAAACTCGGGCACAAGCTTAGGCATCGTTCTGCTCCGAACTGACTTTAAGAGAGCGCGCCCCATTCCCGATCGTTTCT